CTTGCAGCTGCACGTGAAAAAGCAAGCGTTAAGCTAAACAAATCAAACCCACACTACCTAATCGATACCATTGCAGATTTACCTGGAGTGCAAGAAGCTGCCTGTACTGGCATTGGCCCGTAACGTGGGACATACGAACATTAACCAGCTGATGACTTACTACAACGAGGACGCGGAAGACCTCGCGAAGCTCCTAGAATAAGTCCGCTGGGTTCAGCCGAATTTGATTTCCGATCCGCTTGCATTTTAACTTACCTGATTTGACCATTCGGCGAACAGTTTCCTCACCGCAGCCCAACCTAGCAGCGGCGTCGCGGACAGTGATGAGTTTAGGCTCGACGTCCGCACTTACCTGCTCGTGGAGCAGAGCTTTAATCTCAGCTATCTCAGCCAGCAATGGCTCCATAGCGTCACGAATTTCTTGTTGCAGTGCGCTCATTATTTGTCCCTCGGAAGTCTATAACGCAGCACGATCTGGTTAACAGCTTGATGCGATGTTTCTAATATGTCCGCGATGTCGCGTTGGCTCAGTCCTCGCTGAACCATTTTGTTGACCCTTCTGGCGTGTGTTGTCATCGGTATAACAGGTATTTCTGTTCGTGGCCTTCCGCGCAAAGCGCCGTTGCTTTTGTGGTTTACGGCGGCAAAGTTTTTGGTAGCCCCCCACAGCTGTTGAGCGCGTTTGTTCTCAACGCAAGCGAAACGCTTCATGGCTTCGCCCAATTTCTCTTCAAACTCAGGTTCCAACGCGCTGCTCCAACATGTCTATGAGGTGTTGTATTTCCTCAAGTTGCTGTTTGTTTCCCGGTCGCTGCCGCAGCTTCGCCTCTTCGATCATGCCCGACACGCGATTTTTCATCGCTTTTAGTATTTGGTCTATCTCTGCCATTATTTGGTTGCCTCTGCTGGCTGGTTGTTGGGCACGAGCGCGAGCGCCTTGCCGTAGTATAATTTGTTGAAGTTCAGTTCGTAGCACCGTGCCAGACCACTCGGGATGGTACTGCCTTGACCGATATACATACGCGGATTGAACGTGCCGTCGGCTTGGTAAATAAGGTATCCCGCCCTATCCAACTCCTCGCGCATAGCGGATGGGGCGACGCCGAACTCTTTGCACCACTCGCTGACCGACTTGATGGTAATAAACGCCTTTTGGTCGTCGGTGCAGATACGGCCAACTGCGGGTGCGCGTAGCATAAACGCGCTGTCTTCTTTCTTGGCGTTGGCGTTGCCCAGTCTTTTAGTGACAATAAGACGACCTTGTAGCGTGGCGATATAAGCTGCGAGATGCTCGCTGATGTCGGTGTTGATTTCCTTACGGCTCTCACGCAAAGACTTGACCGCTAACATCGCCCACTTCTTCATCTCGTTGACGTCGAAGCTAATCAAGCCCAGCTTCGTGGCGATCTTTCCAGCGACCAGCGCGGTTACGATGGTGTCACGGTAGAAGCGTTCTTTGTTGTCGTCGTCGCTCTGGGGGTTGAACTTACTGCGCGCAGCGACCATCTGGCGGCGTACCCAATCTTGGTTCTTGATGACGAACCGTAGGAACGGCAGACACGCTTCGCCGTAAACGTAATCCATGTGGTGTTCCACAAGTCCCTGCGGAACGTCCGAAAAGGTTTTTGTGATAAAGCCTTCTGGTAGGGGTACTTCGAAGAACCTAAGCTGCGTCGCTTCTACTTTATGCCCCGCTGGCAGCTTAGATATGGTCTCCAGAATGCTATCGTTGGACGTTATGAAGCTGTTCTTGAACCACTCACCGCCGACCGTGGCGTACTCGCCATTTGTCTTGAGGCGCTCTTTGTCCCGACCGTGCGCTAATGCGTAACCTGTGCGGGTAAGCTCGTCTGGAGTGCGGCCCGACAATTCGTCGAGTAACATCGGTACTGATCCCATTATGGCGACGCGTCTAATGGTGGCGTTGAGGGTAGTGCCCTGCTCACTCGCTTGCCGCTCCATGTGTTTATGGTTGCCAAAAAATCCGCAAGCGATCCTACACGCCGTCGTTTTACCTGTGCCGCCATGGCCGGTGAACGCGAGAGGTAGCCCGTGCCAGTTGGACGAACCCATTAACTCTACCAGAGCTGACCCCATACTATGGCATAGCGCGAATTGGTACGGCTCAGCCCCCTTACGATTGTATAGGGTTTCAATGTTTGCGATCCACTCTTCTAAGGTGCCGCTGCGCCCGAAATCCACGGCGACATCAGGCGGCACAGTCTTGGCGCAAAGCACCTCAAGGGTATCGTCCTTGGTAATCATCTTGGTGCCCATCACGAACCCCGAGCGATCTTCTAGCCAGCCGAACTGACTGTATGTTTTGGTTTCCATCTTCCACGCCTGTAGCGTTTCGATGAGTGTTTCTGCAAATTCCGCCATGTCGTTCCTCGAGTTCTTGGTTCGCGTCAGAAAAACTTCGTAGCTTGCGAACGTTTTTGCCATCAGATCAGTCGACGCCAACTCAGATGTCGGCATAAAAAACTCTCTCCACGCGCCGTTCTTTTCCTTAGCCCGCCAGTGGATGACCCAAGTGCCCTCGCTGTCTTTAATTCTGTTCAGGGGGTAGATGAACGAGCGACAAAAGGGTTTCCATGTGGTGACGCCGTCAGCGTCAGTGTACGCGCGGCTGAGCGACGCGCCGTTCCATCTCCAACCAGATGTCGGCCAATAAGGGATGTTCTGCCCTTCAACTATGGTTTGCGGCTGAGGGGTTGTCGCCGTCGTAGATGTCGTATCGGAAACAGGCGCGGTTTCCTCTTCCACAGATGGTGCTTCCTCTGAGAAGCCCAACTGGATTGGGAACTTACACTTACCTGCCATTGGACAGTCTTTCATGCAGCCGATGTGCTTATCCATCTCGACGCAGGACGTCGGGCCGACCTCCCAAGTGTCAATCTTTTCTTGGGTCTCTTGCTGCGAGTAACCGTCGTACCCTTCACTCCACGCGTGGATTTTGCTCTCGCCGTCGTCACAGAACTTGAGAATACCAATGGCGCGGTGCCAATGAGGTTCGTCGACGTTACCCATAGTATCCCGAAACTCGCGCACAGCGGCACAGTTCTCCGCAACCTTGTCGGCGTCGCTCGGTGGGTACTCGCCAGCGGCTGCGAACGGGTTCGCCATGGCCGCACCTTTACTGCGCGTGGGGGCTGGGGTGACGTTGTTATCTTGTATATACGTTTGCAACACCGACCGTATCTTATCGACCGAGTACCGCTTGCCCTGCTTTACGAGCTTAACCTCGACGGGGGTATCGTACTTGCGGTTGTGCAGCCCGACGGGACGCAGAACTCTGGCGCTATCGCAGTCGACTGCGCTGTCGACCATCATGGATAGATGTGTCGTGACGTCTCGTTTAAGCGCTGCCAGTTCGTTCCACGCGGCTTCATCAATATCTTCGTCGAAGTGGTAGTATCCGTGGTAGCCGCCGCCGCTATCTACAATAGTAGGTGTCAGCTTCAGCGCCCGTGATAGTTTCACGATGTCGTCGAGCGCTGCTTTCTTGTTCTGGTAATGATTATCTTTACCCGGCTTGACGTCGTAGTCGTCGTACAACGAACGGGAAGCAACGACGTTGCCTTGCTTACGAATAACTTTTTTACCTTTGGCGTCGTCGAACCAGTCGCCATAGGTGTTGACCGCGAAGTAAACGGTTTTGCCCTGCCCATCGAATTGGACCGCAGCTACAGCGGCTTCTTCGACCGTCTTGTAGCTCTTGTGTTTCCACCAAGTGCCGCCATGCTCTGCTGTCTCTGGAAGACCTAAGACTATCGTGCCTGACGTTGGTAGAACCCACCTTAGAAAATCTAGTGTGTCCATTTCATACCTACGTGTTTACATGTTAACTTGGTGCAGCCGGGGCGAACCCCGACCGCGTGGAGTAGGTACTTTTAGTCGTCGAAGTCTAAGTCATCTAGGGCCGCGTCGATGTCGTTGTAATCATCAACTGACTTGGTCTCGACCTCCGGCGCTGGCGCTGGCTCGTCAACTTGAACCTCTGCCTTCGGCGTGGCTGCGACTTCTTCTACAGCTTCTTCCAGCTTTGGAGACTTCTTAACTGGCGCAGGGGCAGGGGCGGGATCGTTAGAAACGTGCTCCTCCGCAGTGGCTTTGCCGCCAGATACACCAGTGATTTTGTCGACCAGAGTTTTTTGCTCTTCTAGTACCGATGTCACCGCAGCCAACTCTTCTTCTGTGATGAAGCGCTCCGCTTTGAAGGTCACTGCAAACGCGGCGTTTGTGTCGAAGCCGATACGAGTAACGACGTGACTTGGGCCTACCCCGCGCTGAGCCAGCATTTTGCCGTACTCGTTGAGGTTTTTAAGTGAGCCGGGAGGAACGCGAAGTAGCATAGGATCATCTAGCTGATCTGCCGCTGCCACAGCGAGACGCATGTTGTCGTCACACGCTTTGCGCTTCTGGCCGTTCTTGATTGCGGAACCCCAAATGTTTTGCGGACAGGCTGCGCATGTTTTGCACTGAGCGTTCTCTGCATCCGCCGCTGGTTTGATCCCATCGTGACTGTAACAAGCTGGAGCGGCGGTGTCGCCGTCAGTGTAGTCTGCGGTGTAATAGACCTTAGACTTTTTCGGGTTAACGGATACGATCACGGCCTCGAAAGACCGAACCGGATCACCATGCTCGTTAGTGATGATTTCCTTCTCACCACTTCTTATAATCGTGAAGTCTTTCCCCTTGAGGGAAATGACAGGGAAACCGTCTTCACTGGCGGCGCTTTGAAAGACGTTTTCTACTTTTACACCTTGGAGGTGCGCCGGTAGGTTTGCGTTTAGTTTTACCATCTCGTTCATAGTATGCTCCTATTTGCGTCTAAAGTTTACGACCTGCGTCGCTGATGTGTTTACGCCGGGGACATTGTCGCCGTTTATTTCTTGGTGCTGCTGGTGCGCAGTCTTGTTCACACGGTTCTCACAAAGCTCCCACGCTTCGTTTTCTTTGACGTAGCTCCAGAATGCTTCTGGGTCAGCTACCGTCGCCGTCGAACGTGTTGACATGTAAGCAGTACCAACGTCGCGAGCGGACACGCTGTCGATGTCACGTTCGTTCATACGCCGAAGAAACTCTACCTCGATCTTGTCCTGCTTGAGCTTGTCGCCGCTGTCGTCTTGTGCGTACGCCGCTTTGCGTTGCGCCCTGCGATCACGCAGTCCCACAAATACTTTTATTAGTTGACCGTCAGCCAACTCGCATATTTTCGCCATTTTCATTCTCCTTTTTGGCAGTTAACCATTGGTCAATGTCAGCTTCGTCCCAACGCAAGACCTTCTGCGAGACCCTTATTGGTTGGGGGAAACTGTTTTCTCTCCGTCGAAGCGCAGGGAGCGCTGCTTTAGTGATCCCTAGCTTTTCCGACACTTCTTCGGGTTTTAGTAAGTTCATTGTAAATACCTTTATATGTGTACACCTGTCAACACATTAGTTCATATAGGTGCATTGGTCAAGCGATCAACAGTTCGCGATGCGCTTTAACTTCGTCCAGAAGTGCGCCTTGCATCTTCTGCTTATTGCGGAGCCGTGCGTAGATGCGCTTCTCCACGGGAGTGCCTTCAAGGCAGATGACAAAGTTATTCATCTTCTGACCGGGGCGGTTGATGCGTCCGTTAGCTTGTTCGAACGTCTCGTTGCTAGTTATGCAGCTGTACCAAACGATTGTGCTGGCGGCGGTGAGTGTTAGCCCGTGGCTCATGGCGGCTGGCTGTGCCACCAGAACCTTGGGGTCTTTGGCTTTTTGGAACGCGGCAAAGATACGGTCGCGCTCGTCTTTCTTCACCCCACCGTAAATGATCTCGACGCTGAAGTCTTTTCTTAGCTCCTCAGCTACCATGTTCACTGAGGACACGTACGGCACAAAGACGATTACTTTGCCTTGCGCGGAGTGGCATATTGATCGGGTCTCCTCAATGCGCGGCGTCGCGGGGATAGTAACCTCGGTGCCGTCGGGCGCGTAGACTACGCCGCAAGCAATCTGCACCAGCTTGCCCATCTTAACGGCCTCGTTGACGGCTGTGATGTCGCCTTCCTCGGCTTGAATACGCAGCTTGGTCAGCATTTCTTTGTATGCTTTGCCTTGCTCTTTGGTCAGAGGCACTTGGCGGGTTTCGTACATCAGGGGTGGTAGGTCTAAGCACTCGTCGCGGGTGAAGCGCACGGAAGGTTGCATAACTTCGCGCACTGTATCGGTGGCACCAGCCTTTGGTATCCACTGGAACTGAGATAGCTGCTTCATCACTTGGCCCTTGAACCTGTTAAAGTATGGTGGAACTGCATCAGGTACGACTAGGCGGCACTGCGCCCACGCGTCTGTAGGAGCGTTTGGTGTCGGTGTTCCTGACATGCCCCAACATGCACGGGGTGCTTTGTGTTTATTGACGACGGTGTTGATCTTGCGCCAACGTGTGGTGCTTGCGTTACGAGCGCACTGTGCAATCTCGTCAACGATCACGAGGTCGATGTCGGTACGGTCTTTGAGGTGTGGCTCAATGATGCCTACGCCGTCGTGGTTGATGATGTAAACATCGAAGTCTTCTTTAAGCAACTTGATGCGTTTGTCCTTGGCTCCATGCAGAACTGTATATGTGAGGTGGGGAAAGTGCTGAAAGATTTCGTCAGCCCACGTCCGTTCCAATGTTGAGAGTGGTGAAATGACTAACGCCTTGTTCATCTGCCCGATGCTGCGCAGGTAGTCGTACGCCCAGAGCGACGCCAACGACTTACCCGTCCC